AAATCGATTTTCTGCAATATCACGTACCTTTTTAACAGCATAACTCGTTGCAATAGTGTCTGAACTTGAGCTGTTATCATCATCTGATTTCTTGCTGTTTGGAATATAATTATTTAACGCATTTCTCACAGAAATCACCAAGGCTTTAACAGTTTTAACCGCTTTTGAACTTGCCGCTGTAGTCTCACTTTCACTGTCAGTTGAAGATGATATATTTACTGGACCCGCATCTCCTTTGTCGCCCTTTATTCCATTTTCAATGAAATTCGATCTTGCTTGTTCGATTGCGTTTACAGCATTTTGGACTGACTGACTAACAACTTGTGCTTTCTCTGTCGCAGTTTGTGCAGCAAGCACAGCTAAGTTCTTAGCTTGTTGTGTTGCTTCTGTATCAAGTGCAACTTGTTGTGCATTCTGTGATACTTCTTCGGCTTTCTGAACAACAAGATTTTTATTTTGCTCTACTGAATTTTCGGCATTTTTTAATTGCCCATAAGTGACTGGATGATTATCCTCTGTTGGTTCAACGATAATAAAGGTTTCTGAAAATCCCTTACCATCATTTCTTAGTCCTGGAATTTTCTCTAAATGAGATTGGATTCCGTCAAATTCTTCCGCAACCGCATTACCGTCCGCTTTTGTGTACGGCGCGAAGTCGTGTTTGCGTTTATATTTTTCCGCTTGATTAGACACGGTAAAACCTCCGAGGAATAAAGTTAAGAATTAGACCTGTTAATTCAAATTGAGGGGAATATAACGAGCTTCCTGTGAACGAGATCGAAATATTTCTGCTGTAACCAGCTAGGTGAAGTGTTGGCGTTGAGTAATCCTCGGCGGACCACAAGAAATCATTCCATAAGCTTTCATTCCAACGACCACCATCACCAGTAGCACGAATATCTCTAGCTAAATGTGGTGCGTGAATATCTGCGTTATAATCAAGATCGAACCTATATTGGAAATTAAGCATACCTTTTGCGGTTGCTTGTAATTCTGCACTTTTCCAACTCTTAATATGCATCGGTGAACCACAATGGTTAAAAGCCATTTTCACGATCCAATCAATTGGCTTACCAGAGAATGAATAACATTTATCGGATTGACGATAAACCTTGCCATCACTGAATGCAAGATAGGTATTTTCTTTGCTCTGCCAAACACCCATTAATTTATCTGGATAGTTAAAATATGAGCATCTTGTTTTCCCATCTGGCAATAACATCATGCAAATATGAAGTGCATTTTCAGAATAGAATCTAACCTGATTTGATTTCGCTTTGGTTGAAGAATAAATAATATTATTTTCAATTGGCTTAAACCCAAGTTTACGACTTGAGTCCGTTTCACTTAATTTGAAATCACCAAATTGCTCTGTTGCATCAACTCGAATAATACCGTGCTGACTTACCGCAATTGGCATAAAAACCGTTTGCAATGTGCCAGTTTTAATACCGACCGTTGAAATATCTTTTAATACCCAATCTTCACGAGTCGACCCATAAAGTGCGCTAACTTTATGACGACACCCTATGAGTAAAACACCACCAACAGTTGAAGAAAGCGCGGTAATTTCATCGCCTACTCCAAATTGCTCCGAACCTAAAATAACGGACCATTTAGTCGGTTTACCAACGAGAGAATGCCCCAATTGCCCACCTTCAAACGACACAAACAAGTGGTTTCGGTGTGCGCAAATGTGAATTGGTTTTTCAGCATGAATAGCGACTGGAACAATAACGCCATCTGGACGAATTTCAATAACTTGTTCGCCATTACATCCATAAGCGTATTGAGTTTGAGGACTACCGTAAAAGTTATGATATATAAACTTCCAATATTTACCCTTAGATAACACAACCTTGTCACAAGATTGAACTTTAGCCACAATCTGACTTGAAATAGTGATATTGTCATTGATATTCAACTCAGTAGATGTGACGATAAAACCAATCTGGTTATCTGCGGATAATACAACGGATAGGATATTGCTTTTTACTGCACCAACAGAAAATTCAATACCATCAATTAAATCCTGTGGTTTACTGATTTCTTTTAATTGAACAATGTACGTCTGCGCTGATTCTTTCCAACCATTCTCAGTCGCAAAAAATACACCGCACTTTTCTTCCTGATCGCGAAATGCAATGACTTGCTCATTTAATTCAACAACACCACGGATAAATTCATTACCCGGTACAGCTTTGACATTATCTACACCGAATTGAAATGCCTTAGCTTGAAACTCTTGGTATTTCAGAATATCACCAGAATCAACGAATGGATTAGAAGTTAGCGTGTATGTTGTTGAGTCAATATTAAAAGAGGTCCCAAGCGCGACGTTTAACTTCCCTACTACAGCAACAGTAGCGGTATTACCATGTGCTGCAATAATCCAGCACGCCTTATCAGCGAGATGAATTTTTTTACCTACTGCACTTGGTTCAAGACCTCGATCTAAAATAAAGTGAAAATGATTCATTTCTGATGGTTGAATTTCACCATCAACACACTCAAACCCTTCAATACGAGAAAAGCCACCCTCTAGATTAGGCTGAACATTTAACGCCATAATCGCTTCACTGTTTGCTTTTGCGATAGGTGGTGTAGTTAAATCCATTCCACCGCTAATCGCAACAAACTGTGATTGAATTTGAGGTAGTTTAGCCAAAGCGAATACCCTCTAAAAAGTCACGGCAAAGCAAGTGAAGGTATTTATCCCACTCATTTTGCGCATGAACAATTAATTCTTGAGCATTTTGAGAAATTGCTTTGCCTTGCATCGCGTAAAATACAATTGCCAAATGATATCGCTCTGGAATAAAAGGAGTATCAGTGGAGGTATTCAAGATTTGGATATTCTCTTTTGAGAAACCTTCCCTCCAAAAACGTCTATCCCAATCCCTTATTGTTTGAATATCATTCCAAGCTTCACGAATTGCATTCACATATTCAAGACTGCGACCGCGCTGATTTGTGACCTGAGTAGGACCTTCGCCAGTATCATTCATTTCTTGGCGAAGGCGTTGGGCGAGTTGTATAAAGTTCATTACTCTACATAACCTAAATTAATGATGTTGTAGCGAGGAACAAAGCCTTCTTCTAATGAACCATCCTTGTTTTGGTCGTAAGTGTAATCGCCTGCACTAGCTAATAATTTATAAACAGACTCTGGAATAACAACTTCTTTGTTGCGTTGAATTAGCGCATCCCAGTCATTAATTGAAACATAAACATCACTGCGATCACCGTTAGATTCAGCAATCTTGATTTTCACTTTTTTCTGCTTATCAAGTGCTAAATCTGCATCATCGGATGAAACTTCTTTATCACCAGATTTATCTTTACCATCATTACGCTCTAATCCGTTTGCTTTCTCGTATTCAAGGATTGCATCAACAAGTTCTTGTTTCGAACCATCTTTTTCAATACCACAAACATCGCGTAAGTGAGCTTTCAATTCTTCAACTTTTGAAGTTAGTGAGATAAATGGATATGACATGATTTTTCCTCTAAAAAAATACCCCACAACAAAATGTCGTGGGGTTATTGGTTAAAGTGCTGTTGCTGCGACTTCGATGCGAACAAGCCACGCTTCGTTTAAGATTTTAGCTGCGTGCCACGCAATCCAACCTACTGAGCCAGTTTGACCTAACTCATCGCCTTTTTCAGGTTTTCCTGGATTGCGGATCTTCATTTGAGCAGACTCCTTGCCTTTCAATGGACAAACCGCAAAAGCATCTTGTCCGAAAACTGCGATTTTGTAGACGTCAGCATTTGACCCGCCAGTAGATACCACTTTACCACCTGATGCAGCACCAGCATTAGCTGTTGGAGTGAATAGCGGTGAAGTGATAAAGCGCACGTTTTCAACCGAACCTAACTCCTGTGGAGATATTGGCGAACGTGAACCATACTCAGCCACTGGAGTGAAGTTAGGAAGATTACGAATATCAGATTCTAAATCTGTATGGCATACCGCAATATAAGATGCTTCAATCGGTTTAGTGCCATATTTGATAGAGCCATCTAAGATAGAGGTTTTCTTCTTAGCACGATTCTTCTGTAACTTGCGCACTGCTGCACGAATATGATTAATGTTTAATGGATCTTTTACTGCATCTGTCTGCGTACCTGTTGTGTAAATCACGTTTGTACCACTACAAATTGCACCCCAAGTTACCATTTCTGCAGTTTCAGCCGCCTGTTCACCAGAAAGCATAATAAGGTCTTTTAAGACTGGATCTTCGTGAGTGTCTTGGATGACATCGGTGATTTCAGCCCACGCACCATATTGCTTTAATTGCACTTCCACATCTTCATAAGACATTTTTTGCGCATCAGGTTTAACGCCTTCTGTCAATGCGGTTGTTGCCGCTGGGAATGGCTTAGGACGGCGGAATTTAATGGTTTGTGATTTGTTTTGTGGAATTGGTTTGGTTTGTGCCAATTTTGATAACACCAAGATTGGTTCAGCATGTGCCAACATTTCGGCATTAGCATAAACTAGAGTACGAGGTGAAATATCGGCATAAGTAGTTGTGTTACTCATAATTTGACTTCCTTAATCTGATGAACTTAATTAACGAAATCGCTGCTTGTCTAATTGAGCTGCGATCTGATCAAATAAAGCGTTCTCGTCAACTTCCTCACCACCTTTAGGCGTGTTACGACCTGTTGGGAGCGTGGTTGCGGAAAGTTGTTGAGCTTGCTTGGCTCTACGTTCAGCATTTGCGGATACTGCGTTTTTGTATTCTTTCAGGAGATAAACCGCATCGTTTGGGTCACTCGAAGAAAACATTGACTGAATACCTGGTGTTTGTTGGTTTAGCCAATTAGTGAATTGCGGATCAGATAAAATCTGTTCGGCATCAGGAATAAGTTGAGTGACATAATGAATACCGTTATCTAGCTCTTGTTGGGCTAAATCACGCATATTGGCTTCGGCAATACTGTTGAGAGGTTTTGAAATATCTTCAAGGCGTTGATTTTGATGTGCTAAAAGCTTGTCAAAGACGGCAGCAACTTCTGGATAGTCTTCTCTTAATTGATCTAACTCTCCAGCAAACTGCGGTTTACTTTGCTGTTTTAACTGTTCAATCTCAGCCAACAAGCGTTCGTTTTCAGCTTGCTTTTGTTGATATTTCTTATTTAACGCACCAACACGACCGATTTGTGAACGGGCGTTTTGTTGGTAACGCTTTTTGTCTGCTTCTAAATTGCGGAAATTTTCTTTCACTTCATCCGAGGCGTTGGCTAACCATTCAGGAAGATCATCTTCAACCTCTTTTTTAGGTTGTTCTTGACCATCTTCGCGCTGATCAGGCGTGTCCTTTGTGGTTTCCTCTGCATCTAATGGCTTTTCAGTAGCAGTAAGTTCACCAGAAGTTTCAAGAGATTGAGCGGCTTCTTCAAAAGCGGCATCTGCATCAAATTCTTGGTGTTCTTGATTTTCCATTTATTACTCCTAAAGCGGCATTACGCGGCTTGTGTAATTGGTTGAAATAAAAAACCGCACCTGATTGCTCAAAGTGCGGTCGTGAATTAGTTAAGTTTTAATGTGGATATAAGGGATTGGAGTTCTCTTACTTGTCCACGCAAAATATCGTATTGCTGTTGCGTTAATCCCTCTTGACATAAGTCTTGCTGATACTCAGATATACGCTTTTCAAAGAACGTTTTTAACTCTCGTCTATCAGCTTCGTTATTTAAAATTGTCATATTTGGGCCATTAAAAAAGCCCAGTCCGTTAAGACTAGGCTTGTAGATTTAGTACTCCTGATGGGATTTGAACCCATGTTACCTCCGTGAAAGAGAGGTGTCCTTGACCATACTAGACGACAGGAGTGAATTTTGGGTAATAAAAAAGCCGAAATGCAAAGTAAATTACAGTTCGGCTATTATTAGAGATTTTACCCTAAAAATTTTAACTGTCAAGTTTTAATGTGTATTTAGCCCTTCCATTCGTCTGTATTGGGTTAATATTTTACGCTGTAATTTCTCCATAGATTGATTGTATTTTCTGATTCTGTTTTCGTAAGTCATAGAACTAATCTTGCCTTCACGCAATTGACGAGTGAGTTTGGCTTTTTCACTTCTTAACTCACCCATTGCTTTAGCGTTTCTCTCATGGAATTTAATCAACTTCTGTCTTTCAGGTGTCAGCCATCCATTAAGCTGTTTATTCTCTTTGCGGTAAGTGTACTCTTTGAAAACAGACTGTGCTTCTTCGCTTGCCTCGTAATATCGGCTTTGTACTGCAAACTCATTACCTGCGCCATAAAGCTGATTTAGGAAAGGTGTACGAGTATTTCTGCCTAATTGCTCACGATTTGGATTATCAATAAAGATAGTGTTTAACTCTCTTAACGAACCAAGCATTGCACTGTAACCATCAAACAAGTTTTTAATCTGTTCTGGGTGCATATCAATACCAGTGGATTGCTGTATATCAATCGCTAAATCTTTCCAGAATTGTGCAGTGGTTGATTTAGACTGCTCTGCTTTTAATTTATCGTCACGCACGAAATTGGTTGTAATCTTGTTACCGAAAGCGGATCGATTAAGTACATTTTGCATTAACGGCTGGAGAATGCTTGGCGTTGCTGTCAATGTTAATTTTTCTAATGGATATTTAGCAGCGGAAATTTCTGACGGTGAAACGGGCGCAAATGTTTTCATTGAGTGAGAAAGCATATTTACACCAGCTTCAACATAAGAAATGTCGCTTACCGTTCCTTTCACAAGATTAGTAGCAAAGTTCCATGCCATTTGTGGCATACCAAAACCGACTGGCATTTTGAGGTAATCACCATTTCCAATTGGAATCGGAATAAAACGAGTAATATCACCAAGTTGATCCATTTTATTTCCGCCTTCATCTTCATCATCCATTGAACGTAAGACGGTATAAAGTGCGGTCATGCCAGCAATATAAGTTAAGAATCGCATTTGTCCCTTACGGGTAGATAAATATCTAATCAAGTTAGCTGCACCCATTACTGTTGGTTGTGAGAATAGGTAAAGTGCCTTAATCCCTTTCATCTTAGACCCAGTCTTACGGAAGTTTGTTAGGTTTAAAGTAATTGCGGCCGCTTGCTTATTATCTACACCATTATCAATAAGTGATTTATACGCTGCTAATGCTGATACAGTATCAAACATCTTATTGTAAGATTCTAAAACACCAGCCACTTTATCTAGTTTATTGGCAATTGGATTATTCTCACGTTTTAGTTTCTTAATCAAATCCGTTTCCGTTCTATCAAGATAAGTACCATAGTTAGAAATACCGCCATTTTTTAATAGCTCTTTAAGCAGCCTTTCACCCTCTATACCATCTCTCAACTCTTGACCAAAACCAAAGCGTTTTGTTGCTTGCCAGACTTCTTTGCTTGGATTAAGTACATTATTCCATATTCCACGACCAATCCGATCCATTGTTTTACTATCGATCTGCTTGCCATTCTTATCATAAACCTTTTGCACTCTTATAAATTCTGATTTTTCCCAAGTATCTCGGAACATATTGATTGGGGCAAAGGTTAGCGTCCACTGCGTTACACCTCGAGCATACCAACTGGTAGGTTTAGAAAGTGCTTTTAAGAATGCATTAGCATATTCTACGTTATCGCTTTTAAGTGCATTCATCGCTTTTTCTGGTAGTTCATATTCATAATACAATCCACCTTGTTTCGCGATTAATACATTATCACTACTACGCGTTAGACCTTGCATTCTACGCTTACTGATACCAATATTTTTGCTTGCTTGTTCTCTAGCATCTTTCTCGGTATAGCCTTTATCTTTTAACAGACTTACTTCTGTTTCAAACAAATCATCGATCTTGCTCTTAAAATCAGACCAACCGGCATAAGTTGTCGTTTTCCCTACTGCTTTCCATACTGCGTCAATAGCATCTTCAGCCTCAGATGATGTACGACCTTTTAAGGCTTTATCCTTGGCAATATTTAAAGAATTAGCACCGGCACCACCGATAAAATCAAAGTCGTCTGCTTCTGCATTTGGATCGCCTGTTAATGGCACATAATGGCGGTTAGCTTTGAACTTGTTATATTCATCAGTGGTGTAACGACCACTACGATAGTCAATTTCAAGCCGTGCTTGGTTTAAGTCTGCAATTAAATTACCAATACTTTCTAGCTCACTGCGTGGAATATCCTTTTCAATGTTGCGCATAATTTCTTGTGCTTCTGGAATGGACCAACCACCAGCAACACCAACCTTGAAATTCTTGTTATTAAAATCCTTATTCCACGCATCAGATTTTCTAGCAAGGTATTGTTTTTCTGCTTTATCGAAAGCTTTTTGTGCTTCTCTTACTTCATCAACAGTGCCATTCGCCTTCACATCTTCTAGCGCTTTCTCAGCATCTAACATTACTTGCTCATCAGCTTTCAGCAATTCCATATTTTTTTCAATAGAATATCGGGCAGACACCCAGAATCCCGCTTTGCGCTTGGCTGTTTCTTCATTGATTTTGCCATTAGACTTTTTGGCAATTTGTGCAATTTTAGAAAGGATTGGTTTAAGGAAGTTAGTTTCTAATTCAGAATTTAATGCATCACGCTTACCTTTTGCAGTGTACATCGCATCTTTTAGTCTACGTTTTTCGTGATCTCGACTAGATGTTTTTCCTGTGTCATCACTGAATTTCATTTCATCAATCCAGTCATTAACAGGGCGCAAGCTATCAGCTAACCATTCATCTAATTTTGCGGTGCTTTTATTTACTGCTTCTTTGAATTTTTGACGAGAAGTAAAGATATCCCACCATTTAGGTTCTGGCTCAATATTGCCACCGCGAGATAATTCTAGGACGGATGTATTTCCACCTTGAGAAAATGGGGTAGTTTTAGAAAACTTCATTTGCTCATTCTGATATTGACTTAGATCAGTTTCGGTTTTAATATTGAACGCAGAAAGGTTATCAACGCTAGTTAGCATATTGGGCAATTGAAGCCCGCCACTTCTAGCAAATTGATAGCCTTTTGTTTTGTTCCAATATATTGTTCTTGATAAATCATTTCCGATTTGAGTATTCCAATCACGTCCATAAACACTGGTAATATTGATTACTTCTAGCTTATCGCCGACACGCTTTAATTGTAGTGCAGCAATTAGAGGTTTATCTTTTCCATTTACGACTTCACTTAATTCAGTTAAAACTACTAATCCGTTTGGGTTCATTGAACTTGGATTTGAACGCATAATAGCGACTGGATTATTGATTTGCTCTGGCAAACGTTTTAAATCATCCCCTGTAACACTATGTTCAAAAAGGGCTTTTTTAATGACGCTTTCACGCATTGCAATTTTTACCTCACCTAGTCCTAACATTTTCAATACAGGCGGTGTTGTTCCCATATTAATATAACGTTTTGGATTGGACGGTCCTGCATTTTCAATACGATCAACCGCCTTTGCAAAACTCGAACTTGGTTCCTCGTTTAAACTGAATTTGGCGTTATTAAATTTATTATTACTTAGAACATCTCCACCAGCACTTTTATTGATATCACTTAATAGACTAATTAAATCATTATGACCGAACTTATCCGCCGTTTCTTTACCAAATAACTTTGCAATAAACTCACGGATTCTTTGTGCGGTCATTTCAAACCAAGATTTAAGCCCTTTTTCATGTCCTTTTGGAATATCAATTCCATAGCGACTTTTAAGCTCGTCTAGCTTACCTGTTACATAGGCTGCGTGTAGCTCGGCTAATGCTTCTTCTACTGCTAAGTGACGATTCTGTGCGGTTTCTGAGCGTTGTTTTTGAATGGCGTTAGCAAGTTTATTAATGGTGCTGTTCTTATCAATCTTCGCCATAAGATCGTTAAACTCCGTACCAAATTTAACCCCTAATCCTCTGTGCGCTAATTCGTGCCATGCCACCCAAGCCAAACGTTCATCTTTTGTTAAGGTATTGCTAGCGTGGATATTATCAGCCACGATAAAGATTTTACCTGTTTTAGGATTGTAGCCAGCTTCTACCGTTGGATCTGTAATACCCATTTCAGCAGCAGTTACTATTTCAAAGTGTTTGGAAAGGTGTTTTCCAACGAATTTAGAAATTTTATTATGGATAGATGTAAGATTTTGGCTTTGAGGTTGTTTTTTGTTCTGAATGTATTGACTTAGATCGGCTTCGGCTTTAATATTCATATTAGATTGGCTCACATTATTTGATGCGATTTTTGAGGGCAATTGGAGCCCGAAAGCATCAATGAATCGTGAGCCTTTTTCTTTATTCCAATAGAGTAAGTCGTGGTTAAGCATATTCTGCAATCCACGTAATTTTTTTCCATAGATACTAGCAATATTGATTACCTCAATACCATCTTTTGCTGTTTTCAAATGCAACGCACTGATTATGGGCTCTTGCTGTCCCGTTACTGGATTTTTTTCTACCAACTCCGTTAAAACCACATATCCTTGTTGAGTAGCTTGTGGAGCTGATTTCATCACAGCAACAGGATTGTTAAGTTGGCTAGGTAACTGCTTTAACGTTTCTGGTGTAACATGGTGTTTATTACCCATTACCTTATTTAGCACATCACGACTGATCAGTACTTTTGTGTCCTTAATGCCCAACATTTTTAATACCGCTGGAGTCGCCCCCATTGGAACATATTGCCGTGATGGCTTCCCGCCTTTAGAAACAGTATCAACCGCTCTAGCAAAATCAGAATTAGGATCTTCATTTAGAGAATAACGAATGTCATCGTTACTCACATTAAACTCGCCCGTGTTGTCGGTAGCGGATTTGATTTGGTTTGCTTTGAATGCTACAAATACATTTGCTTCTGTATCATTAGGTTTATCAGTAAAACCATTATATCGGTCTCTTACATTATGGTATATCGCACCATTATACCCTCTTGATTTTGCATCTATGGTTAAATAATCCGTTGATACACCTTTTATATCATCAGAATCATCATATAAACTAGGGTCAACATTATCAATGTGCTCCACTCTTAATTCAAAATCTTCATCGGTGTTATCTTGTATGTATTGATTTGCTTTGGATTCTTTGATAAATCTAGCTTCAACTTCATCATATTGGTTTAATACAAAATAATCACCGATTGCGTTGTCTTTAGGGTCGATATAATTATTCCAAGACTGACCCTCAAAATCACTTTCTGATGGATTACGAACATTTAGAAATGTTCCATAATAACCGCCATTAGAATTATTTTTATCAAAGTAACTCTTAGCAATATCTTGATTATCAGTAAAGTAAATACCTCTAACCCTCTCATCTTTGAAAGTGTTAAATCCATAATTGGATGAACCATGATATACCAACAACGGCTCCCCAGTTTTCGGGTTCACTACCTTACTTGCATTTTCAGGATCGTTTTCCCAATCACCGAACCACGCCTTAAACTCAGGTGTGCGGACCTGCACCCATTGGCGATAGCTCAATTCTGTTTTACCGTCTTTTATTGCTTGTTGATATGCTTCTTGTCCACCTAATCTGTTTTCTGTTTCATAGAAAGATGGTATTTCTTGTTGTGAACGACTTAATTTCAAATCACCGCTTTCTTCTGAAAGTGCATTAAGATCATCATTGATATTATCCGCTTGATTATCCTCTTGCTGTTTTTGCATTTGCGAATGAACTTCTATCGCTCTCGCCTCTTTTCTGCCCATTGCATTAAGTGCGTTGATTCTTTGGTTAGAAATGAGATCGTCTAAGTCATTAGCAAAGTTATTAATTGACTCAACTTGTAGCTTGATTCTTGCATCAATTTCTGGATTGCCTGTTTCGATTGTATCAAGAATACGCTTGCGCTCTTTGTTCATTGTGCTTTTATGAGCGATTGCATCAATACCGCCCATCACACCACCAAATACACTACCAAGCACCATACCATCAGCAACATTCTGTTTCATTCCATCGGTAAGTTCTCGATTCGAATCATAATATTCTTGCGCCGTCTTATTAATTGCATATTGCTCTGCTGCACCCTGCACACCCTCTGTTGTTGATTCAAGCAATGCACCTTTAAGTAACCCACCTTTGATTGTTTGACCTGGTTTAGCCAGACCCCATAGACCACCACCAAGACCGCTAATTGAGTTCGATACAATATCAGTGGCAATAGTGGCTGGATCTAATGCAGCACTGCGTCCAACCTGATTTCTAAATGACTGTTTGGCTTGTTCAAACAATTCTTCGTGCGTTAAGTTCTGCCCTTTTGGACTTTCTTTTAATCCCCAATATGTTTGTTTAAATCCCTCTAAATTAGCCAAATCTTCATTGCTCATTTGACCGACTTCATCATAAACTTGACTTGCGCGATTACCTGCTGACATAGCAGACATTACCGCAGTAACACCCATTGCACGTTGTAGATGTTCTGGCACGCCTCTTTTAGCTGCTTCTTTTACGGCCACTTCACCAATTTGCTCTGCTGCTTCTTTTGAAAGTTTTTTGGCTGCAAATTTAATTCCAGTGGTCGCAGCTTTACCAGCACCAAGTGTTAGAACAGTGTCCAATTGTTCGCCAAGTAAAGCCCCTAAATTACCAGCCCACCAATGCGCATTTAGAACACCTTGCCCCTCGCCTGTATCTTCATTAAACCCATCGAAAGCACTTTGTCCTAACGCTTCACGCATTTTAGATGACATAGTGGACATATTCTCATCCGCGCCACTTGCTGCCCAATCTGCTGCCTTATTAAGCCATTCACTATCGAAAATCGTTCCTAGTCCGCGTGCAAGATGGCTTGCACCACGCCAAGCTCCCATTTGAAAACTATCAACCACATCCCCCATGAAGCCTTGTTCTTCTGCTTTTGGTTCGCTATTCATCAGGATTGATGATAAATCAGGAATTTGCGTATCTTTATCGCCAAAGACCGTTTTTTTCATATATTGATATTCGTCATCTGAGAGTTTGAATGCTGACATGTTTATTTCCTTTTCTCTGGGCATAAAAAAAGACCTTTCGGCCTATCTTCTTCTCTATGTTCGGTTAATCTAATCCAATGTTGTTACGCACTTCGGTCTCTGGCACCGGCGTTTGTTTAAGTTGAACTTCTGTCTTAAACTTCACCATATCAACCGCCTGTCTTCCGCTTTCTTTCTGAATATCAGCAGAAATGCGTGCTGTATTTAACTCTCTATCGAGATCGAGTTTGGCTTGTGAGGATTGTTGGTGAGATTGGATTTCTAACATTTTAATTTCCAACTCTTTCTCTTTGATTGCGACTTTCATTTGCTCCAACTGCAATTGATGTTGGATTTTCATTTGCTCTAATTGCATTTCGTGCTGTTGTTTCTGTTGTGCTAACTGCATTTGCATTTGTGCTTTTAGAATTTCTGGATCTTGCGGTTGCTCACTTTCTGACTGTTGCATTTGCTGTAATTTCTGCTCATACTCATCTTTAGGGATAAGCATCGTTTGTGTCCCCATGCTCATAGACTGCATTAGCGTTTTAGCACCGTCGTACCAATCGAAAGCGTGCATCAGTTGTGGATGCTGACCAAACTTCTGGAAAATGTCGATAATCTGTGCGGTTTGGGTTTCTTTCACCAACAACGCAGACGTACCACGAGCCACCACTTGCATGTCGCCTTTCACTTCATTGTCTTCGCTCATAACCATGTTATATTCATAGAAACGTCTAATTAGTGGCTTAGTGACAGCATCATCCCATTCTTTTACTTGTCGTCTGCGAACTGCATTTGCCGCATTCATCAGCATAGACATACCACCAAGCGTTGGTGTCACTTGCCCTTGTTCACCTTGAGCAATCATCGGCAACCCACTTTCCTCATCCATAAATGACTTAGAAAGCTGAATGATATTAGCAAATTCCTGTTGACGACTATCGAAACCAAATACCCCAAACGCTCTTTGCGCTTCAAACTGTGCGTTTGCTGTCGCTCTATCACTGGTTCGCCAAATTTTATTCGGTGCGATTTCCCAACTACCATCAACTGGTTGCAATACAGAATTGTTCACGACAATTTGCGATCCGATTGTCATCACACTGTTATCAATCATTCCACGCCAAGCGGTATTGAGAATATCTTGTGCATCACGGCAAAGGTAAGGAATGCCAAAACCAAACACACAAGCAACATCAGGCTCACAAGTATAGACAGAATATGGGAATTCAGATGCATTTACAGGATTAAGGTTCACACTTAAAATCTTACCATTCCCAGACATCACAATAATGCCATCAATCTCTGCACCACTTTCTTTTTGTGCATCTGTAATTTTGAGTTGTTCGCCACTTTCTAGCTCTTGGATCGCCTGTTCAAGCACTGATACAGGAATACCGCCATGATAAGTCCACACCTCATACCGCTTGTCATTTGTTGCTTTTTCTAATCCTGACAATGTGCGTAACGTGTCTAAATAACCGTCTAAATCAGAACTAGAAGTATGTGTATCTTTTGCATCCGTTTCGATTAATTCTTTAATTGCTTCTTCAAAGTAATAAGGGTTATTAATTAATGCCTGCAAGTGTTTTTTAGTAAGATAAGATCGCTCAAACACAAATTGGCACTCTTTTAAGTTAGGTGCAGTCATATCTGGCACAAAATCCCACGGCAAGACGACTTTCACTGATGGTTTGTTTTTAATTGAAGAATTAGCTGACCAATTCCCCAAGCCGTCATCTTTCCAACTTCTTTCCTCCACTGTTTCAAGAACTGGACCGCGTAAAATGCCCGTTCCAAGTACCGCAGCATAATGCAAAGCTAAACGTGCTTCTGCTGCGTAATCGCATTCTAACAACTGATCGTCAATGAGTTTTTCCATCTTCTCTGCGCGCTCTTTTGCATCTAGCATTATTTGGCGCGCGGTTTGGATTTGTTGCATTTGCATTGGATCTTGCGAATCAGGCTTTTTGGCAAGGTTAGCAATGGATGGAATTGGTGTTGGTGAAATACCATAGTTTTTATCATCACTCGGAAATAGCATATCTGTCATTTGAGCAGACCATGCGTCAGTTTTCGATCTCGTATAACCCACAAATACTTTTGATTTATTTGTGCTAGATTGCTTTTCATATTGATTGCGATATTGATGCATATCAGTTACCCATCGTTGAACTATGGGTTGGCGTTGTTTGATTTGCTCCATTAATCGGCTTTGTAGCGTTTGCCCAAAGCTTTCTACTGCATTTACAAGTTGTTCTGACATTTCTAATATCCTGTTTTCGAGCTGATTGGATTATGTGATTTGACGTTGATGATTTGTTGCTTGAACATTGTTGGCATTGCGCCTAGACATAAATATTGGTTTGCATCGTGTGGATGTGAATAGCGGTTTTTATCTGGCGTTTCGGTATATTTTTCTTCACCACTTACGTTTAATTGACGGTATGCGTAGCCTGTTTCATAACCTTTAATAAGTGTTTTGCAGTGTGGGCTAATTAGCATTGCTGGCTGCCCTCTGCCGACTAAACGAGAAAGCCACCAACGCACTGCTTCTAATCGCGCTGTTGTATTATTCGTATCTGCTGGTTGTGCGTTAAATCCATACTCTTCCAATAACTGAAAACAAGTACGCTCATCAGTTTGAGCACGTTGCACACCAGCAGGATCGCCAATCACGCGAATACTGCAATCAGCGTATTTACTTCTTAAAAGAGGGGAAAGTTGTTCTGTAATAAATCGCTCAATCCCCATTCCTGTTGCTACTACTTCATCAACAATACGAAGTTGTCCGATCGGTGCAATTTGCCCGATGATTGCGGCTGGAGTGAGTCCAAAGTCCAAACCGATAAATGTTTCCCACGATTTGACTGGTACAAGTTTTTCTTTTGAAACGTGTAATTCTTTGTTGAAGTGATCTATGAACACTGGTTTTCCTGTTTGTACTGTTGCAAACTCATTACAGATGCGTGATTTAATCCAGTTTAACGTTTTGCCCTGAATGTTATCGAACCAGTACTCATATTGTTTTTTGTGATTCTCAACGTTCTCAGCAAGCGGATTGGCGACAAAGCGACGACCTTTATAATCAACAAACAAACCTTGTTTAATAAAGGCTTTTACTTCCTTACTTAAACTGTCATGTGGAATGCCTGTGATATCAATTAACGCACCTGGTTGCGTGATAAATTCCCAATTAGATGGTTTTAATGGCTCTCCTGTTTCTTCATCAACTCCGCATTCAAACTCATACCACCAATGATCATCATCAGGCGAGTTGGTATCCATAATCATTCCTGACCAAGTAGCACCTACACCCTCTTTCATAGATGGATAACGACCTGTACGGCTCACTGCTTCGTTAACTATGGCCAATGGCATAAATTGCGCTTCGTTGATCCAAACACCTGTTAATTCCAATGACATTAATTTGTCGATATCTTTCGGCTTATCGAGTGAAAGAAAAAAGAATTCTGCCTCAACAATTGTCTTACCGTCAGGATGTGGAATTCTCATTACACCAACAATGGGTGAATCGTATTTAATCGGACAAATACTTTGTGGAATCCAATCTTGGAATGTCTTAATTACAGTCCCCTTTAGCTGCGGATAAGTGTTTCTGATACAAGCCCAGCGTGTTTTTCTAATGCCTTCGGCATTTGGTTCTTGATTTAGGCTTATTTGGAACATCTTCATTACGCAACCAACTGATTTCCCACTACCGATAGGACCACGAATAGCAAGCACGAACGGATTTAAGCGATGGATTTTCTTAAACGTCGCTGATGCTTTGTAGTTGATTTGCATTATTAGAATTCGATGTTGTAAACGACTGAATCTTTAAGTCCGCGAGATTTCGTTTTAATCTCTTGCTCAAGCTTATCTACTTCAACAAGTGTTTTTCTCGTCTGCGCTTTTCTATATTCAATTTGGCTTTTGATATTGAGAATGGTGTTATCTGTGTAATTTAATGCTTCAATTCTTGTAATTGCCCGTTCTAATGCTTTATCAGCAGAATCAATTAATTTTGAGTAAATCTCTTTATCCTCTGTGCTTTCTGCTTCCTCTAAAAGTGCTGTGTATTTCTCAATACTCTTAACCGCGCTTACCGCTCTTTGTCGCATTAAGTCGATTTCATCTTTTAAACTAAAATCTTTAACAATGCCAAAATCAGAATCATCTTTAAAATAACGAGAATAACCGCCGTGTTTTCGAGCTTTTTGCGAATTAATTTGCGAAATTTTTTCTTGTTTCGCAGTTTCGCAGTTTGATTCGCAATTTGTTTCGCAGTTTTCACTGTAATCTTTTGATTTATCTTGCTTTTCTATGTTCGCAGTTTCGCAATTTTGTTCGCACTTTTCTGCTTGTTCAAAAACAGTTTCAGGCTTTTTTATATAGCGTTTCGCAGTTGAAAGATTAAGTCCTTTTTTAGCGCACCAGTCTTTTACAGATACACCAGTTTTAGCATTTGCTCTGATATATTCTATTTGTAGTGCTTTCCAATTAATTCTTGCCATAAACGAGATATAAAAAAGCCCACTTAATGCGGGCACCTAATTAATTTTGTGCATTTTCTGTTTGCCACTCTCGGATCTTGTCAATACGATTTAAGCAAACATCTCTTTCACGTTTAAGAATGACAGCGTATTTAGAAACGTCACCATACGTCTGTCCTGTGAAACCTGTTTTATCTAAGTGCGCAAGAAGTGCCGCTGGAATCTGCGGGCAAGCCTGAATAACTGGCTTACTTGCGCAAGAACTCAATAATGCTGCGAGGAGCGTTACTGTTATAACCGCTAGAAGTCTTTTCTTGTTCTGATATGCTTTCGATAACTTCATAAGATTTACTCCGTGATTCACTTTCTAATCTGCTGATTTCAAATGTGAGTTGTCTGTTTATTTCTTCTTGCTGTTTGAGTGTTTTGATTGTGGTATTTTGGCTTGAGATTGTTTTTTCTTGTTCGATCGTTTTAGTTTCCAACTTGATGATTGAAAAATATTGGAAACCGATAATAATAGTAAGTAGGACAATTAGCGTGATTAAGATTTTGGTTTGACTATTAAACAAAAAGCCAAATACTTTCTTACGGATAAACTGAACGATGAAGTTCAAAATGTGGACCATCATAAAATTTCTCGTCTTCTGATTTACCATTTTCATTCCAATCACCACCCCAGCGAATAGTGACATTTAGTTCTTTCGCCGCTTGAAACATTGCCTTAGCGATTTCTTTAAATTTAGATTTATCGTGCCATGGGATTTGTCCGTCAATGATGGGGGCTAAATCTACAGCGTGACCCGTTAAGTGGCGGCTATTCATTGTCTTAGTCGCACCTTTGGCTAAGAGTTCTTTTTGTCGTTGCTTTGTACGAACACCTTCGATTACTGCAAAATCTACCGTGCTTTTTGTAAGGGCTAAACGAACGACTTTTACTAACTCAGGTTTAACGCCAACAAGACATTGCTCACTACGTTTACCAAATTTAAAGTTATTCATATCCACCACCAATTGAACTGTTATCAACTTTTTTATTGATGAATTTAAATAAAAACTCTCGGATCTTTTCTGTCCCAACAAAACCGATCATAGTTCCGATGAATTGGGAGTATTCAGAATGTCCAAAGAAATGACTTCCTGCTGATATCGTTGCATATGCCAGAGAGGCACAGAGTGTTGCATCAAGTAATTTGTGGAAGACAGATATCTTTTTACGCATAAACCCTATACGCAAAACAGAAACAAAAATGGCAGAAAAAACACCTTGAATCGTATTAGCATTGAATGCAATAAAATTCCAAATAATTGCCCAAACATCAGGACTTTTCTCGGGCATAAACATTTCCTTACATGCTGTTTTTGGGTAATAAAAACCCCAAAAAAGTAAAACCTTTTGGGGTGATTGGTTGGTTGAATTGAGGTAATAAAAAAGCCAAAAAAGTAAAATACATTACAATTTGGCTATTATTAGAGATTTTACCCTAAAAATAGTAAAAGTCAAATTTTGCAGTATTTTTCTAAGCCATCTATACGGCAGTTAACAGTTGTTTCTGGTACAGGAACTCTCGAGTTTTTTCTAAGCTGCCTATACGATGTTTAACATTTTAATCTCTAAATATAAAAAGCCCCTCTAGGTCAAGGGGCTTAAAAACTTTTAGTTACTTTCGTAAATTATTTCTTTACATTCTTTGTAGTTTTTACGCAAATTCTTCATGCATTGCTCAACTTCAAATTGAAAATTTTCTTTTGCTTTCACTTCATCATTTAAATTAATTACATATGCAATCGCAAAAAGTAGCGCGATGAATAAAAGCCAAGGTAAGAATTCTTTAAAATCTTTACTCATAAAAACTCCATAACTAGATTAATATCTACGCTAATTTACAGAGTTTTATATCCTTATTCAAGAGCGTTTATTATTTCCACATTGTCAAATGGGGGATATGGTTCTGTGAATGTTCCAATATTCACTCTTTAAAATCACCAATCAATACAATAAACCGCCACACAGGCGGTTTTTTAGATGTGCATGGGGACAAGTTTAATACCTAGTGCTTGCGTAATTTTCATTATAGTATCAAAACGTGGCTTACTACCGTATGATAATGTTTTATTAGAGATCAGCAGTAGAAACCCACCGAGAGTAGCCCACAGCTTGCTGTGGGAGCTAGTAGGAATCCCCTGCCTTTAGGCAGGGGAGGATGTCAATAATGATTCCTAGTGTAAGATTTTTAATTTGTGATCTAATCCTCTATTTCTTTTTTTAATCTATCCTTAATCGCAGTTTCAGCTTTACTCATTTCACGATAACAAAGCTGTTCAAACTCAATAAGTTTTGATTCGTCACAATCAACCAATTTTTTTATCATGCTTATGTTGGCGATTAATCTACCCCTACCCTCACAAGACGGGCATTGTGTTTTTTGCACTCTTCCGATCTCACCTGTGCCACGACAGCGAGGGCACATATTTGATTTTCTTAGGTCGTTAAATTCACGAATTCGGATCTGACGAGCTTCGAGACTGTTTTTTTCTAGACTGTTCTCTTTTGCTATCTTACTTGCTCTCTTAGCAGCTTCGATATGTGAAAATTTTGAGCGTAAATGTTGATTTCTGAGCGATTTTAGGCGTTTTATTTGTGTTGGCAAGGGAATGTCTGAAATGATATCAACAACATAATTTAATCCCGTTTTCTCGCTTTCTGTTGCATCTGAAAATAACTGATTAATATATTCCGATATAATCTTTCTAGAATCGCTATCGCCAGCATATTTAGTAAAGAGTAAGTGATAACCTAACACACTCTCTTTCTCCGCTTGATTTAACAATGAAATAATTTGATCTCGATCTAATCCGCAAAACCCTCGACTTGTTTTTTCAATGTCTATATGTTTTGGGTGCATAATTTTAATTAACAACTCAATAGCTCTCATTTAAAACCCCTTACGCTTTTCCAACATTCTTGCTTTTTTATTGAAGATTTTTTTAATCCGTCTCAAGTCATCTTTTGAATAGTGTCTTGGTCTTTGGTCTGCTTCTATTTGCTCGACTTTTTCTATTCCAAGCCGTTCAATTAAGCCAATTCTGAATTGATGATAATTTCCTCCTAGATGGTGATTGCATTTCTTGCATTGACCGTGAATATTCAATGTGTAAAACCGTAAGTGTGGCGCACTACCTCGACTGCGATAATGCCCAGCATCAAACCCGCCACCCAATTGCTCCGCTACAAGCGATTTCTCGCACGAAATACAACTCTTATTTCTATCTCTTAGTCGGATGTACTTATTAACTGCACTTTGTGTTTCAGAGAGCAATGTTGTTGTGGTTTTCATTCTCTCTTTAGTTTCTTTAATTCGTTTTTTCTCTTCCTTTTCACGTTTTTTGGCTGCTTTTTCTTTCTCTCTTTCTAATCGCTGTCTTGCTAACTTAACGCCACATTCTGGGCTGCACCATTGCACATTAAAGAAGTTGGTTTGGAATTTTTCGCCACAGATTTTACATTTGCGATTTAATGGCTTTGTTTTTTTAGTCATTACCGTCCAAGCCCTCTCTAAGACCTAAAACATACATTTCAACAAGTAGTGCCAGTGCTGTTTTTCTCATTTTTTATTCTCCTTTCTCTAATCTTCTTGATACTTAATGCCTAAATCCTCTAAACCAAAATACCCACAAGATTTCGTGCGTTGTGGCCCCATAATTCCCACTGCGACAACTCTACCCTCACAGCGAAAACGATCGTCACTCCACTCACCGATAAAAGCACTTACAGGCTCACCATCCCACAAATCAGAAAGCTCACCACCGCATTTAGGGCATTTGTACTCCGTCTTCATAGAAAATCACCCTTCAACATACAGCCCAGAAACAACATACCTAGCGATATAAAAAAAATCTTCCATTATTTATCTCCTGAGGGGTGATCGTATTTTTGCTATTTTGACCCACCCTAAAATTTAAAATCCTATACAATCAATAACTTAAAACTAGAAAAATGAGTAAAGTCTATTGATCGTATTTTCGTCCGTCGTATTATTAAAAATCTCTTTCAATGCGGCGTTAATCAACGCCTTGTAACATTGCTCAAACTCACTCTGATCCATGTTTCCATAACTCAAACTTTGAGCCTCTACTCTCACTCTGCCATCAATCGTGTAAGTGACCTCACGGAAACCCGCAAGCACAGTGAGATTTTTACGAAAAGTGTCAAACTGCTTTCTCTCATCAAAGTATTTCCAGTCCGTTTTATCTGCGGACCAGTGTTCAAAACAGAAGTTAAAAAATGCGAAGACTTTTCTGTGAAATGATGGATTACGCGTGCGGATGATTTCGATCTCGTACTGCTCACCATTCTTTAATGACTGCAAAGCTTCTGCTTCACGCTCATCAAGCGGTGCAAGTAATCCACCAGCCATCTTAATGACCTGAATACGAAGTCTGGCTTTATAACGCTTGCCGTGAGCTTTTACGATGTCATCTACACTATGAGCCACTTTAAAATTCCTTTTAATGCATTAACTGTATTTTTCTTCTATATCTGCGAGTTTTGCATCTCCTATAGACTTAGAAATGAAATACAGCACAGCAATAAAACTCAACCCTGCGCTAGCAATGACAATAGATGTGATAAGTGAAGAAATGACATTCACATAAAAACGATTTATTGAGATTAAAACACCACTCTCTACACATTCCCTTCTTTTTATAAAGATGGCAGATGCAAGGCAGATTGCAGTTAAAATTCTAAAGATATAATTCATTAGCTCTTTTACACCGTCATTGCCGTGAAACACAGCAAGATAAAATGTCGTATTAAATACAATTTGATACACAACAAAAGCTACGCTAACTGGTTTTATTCTCATATTTACTCCTTAAACTTCATTTCCCCATACATCCCAACCATCAGTCGTGTTACGTGCGAACAATTCAATGCGTGGTAAGTCACCCATTAACTCAACGATCTTTTCGCGCACAACGTCAGGCTTTTTACTATGGTGCTGGATTGGCTCAACGACTAATTGGCTAACTTTATTACTAATTCGGCTAGGTTTTCCTTTTGTTGCGATCAGGCAGCACTCCGTATTTCCACGGGTCCCTCGACCAAGACCAAAAAAGAATGTATCTTTGTTTTTCTTATTTGTTTTTAACCACTGAAAACCAATCGTTTTATATTTAAATCTCCACGGCGGGTCGGCGTAGATGATTTGATATTTTTTATTCGTGTTGAATTGAATACTCATGCGGCACCTCTGCGAGCATAATTCTTAAATTCCATCTGCTGTGCTGGCTTTTCATTAGCAAATTGATATGCCAACGCTTGATCGCAATCTACAAAATGCCCTTTATCAAACTTCATATAAGCCGTTCCAAGTTCACCAAAACGATTTTTAGTGATAATTGCCTCTGAATAATCGTTATCACTGTCTTTTTTGTATGCCTTTTCTCTGTAAAGCATAATGATTTGGCTGGCATCCTGTTCGATTGAACCGCTATCTCTTAAATCAGAGTTCTGAGGACGTTTATCACCACGAGAATCAACCTCACGGTTTAGTTGACTTAGTAAGATGATTGGTACATTAAAGTTTTTAGCGAACGTTTTAAGCGTACTTAATGAATCCTCAATTAATTGGCTTTTGTTCGAATTTTTAAGCGAGCCGTGATTCATTAATCCAAGATAGTCAATACAGATTGCGGAAAGTGGTCCTGTGTTGCTTAAATGACTTTCTGTGATAGATACAATCTCATTTGCTGATAAACCACCACGATCGACAAAGTAAATGTGGTGATCTTTGATTTTCCCTAGCCCATCACCTACTCGACCAAATTCAGTTTGATCCATGCTATTTGGATTGCGGAGTTTTCTAACTGGAACATTTGCATTGGCACTTAAAATACGGTCCATCAATTGTTGATTTGCCATTTCTAAGCTAAAAAATAAGACTGCACCTTTTTGCTCCGCAATATTGCGAGTGAGCGTTAAAGCAAACTCGGTTTTACCCATTCCAGGACGACCAGCAATGACAACAATATCGGTCGGATTAATACCACCTAAAATGTTATCTACAGCCTCAATGCCTGTATGAAGAAGTCTTGAGTTGAAGTCTTGTTTACTACGTTTTTCTAAAACATCAATATATTCATCAACTAACTCACCCATAACGACAGGCTTAACTTCAACTTTGCTGCTTAAAAGCTTTTGCATTTCAGAAAGTGCTTTTTCTGTAATTTTTTCTGCTTGCTCATCTCTTGCTTTTGATAATTCTGATGCCATCTCAAGCATCGTTTTTTGTGCAGTACGATTGACCCAAAACGACCGCACTTTATGTGCGTAACCCGTAAGATTTGCGGATGTGATTGTGTTTTTCATAATCTCCGCTAAATTGGCAAAGTCTTCGCCAAAATCTTGGTGTAATAAAATAATATCGATTACATTGTCTTTGCGTGCTTGTTTGCGAATGTTGTTATATATCGAACCGAGTTGATAAGTGGCGAACATCTCAGGCTCTAACCATGTCATCACTTCACGAGCTTGAGCTGTTAACCCACCAGCAAGAAATGAACCAATTAAACTGTATTCAAGATCATACGTCGTGTTTTTCATAGCGATCCCTCGATTGTTTTATCCATAACTTTTTCACGCAAGATATATTCAAAATCAGCACGCCAGCCACGATCGTTCTCACCAAAGTAAAATTGTGTTGCGGACCTCATGAAATCGAGGAAATAATTTCTGAATGTTTCTGCATCACAAGAACCAAAGCGTTTTTTCATGACATCAGCCAATTTTTTGATTTTGCGTTTTCTTTCCTGACTTAAATTTTCAGGGTCTGCAAGCATTGGTAAGTTTTTCCCAGATTCCATAACGCACTCGTTATACGCTTTTCCAATTCCCACATAGTCGATATTCAGTGAACGTTGTTTTTTATTTTCAGCAACTGGCACATCATCAGCGCTAGCTGATTCACCTTGAGGGGTAAGGGGTGTATTTGTATGTAATCTAGTGTTGTAATCTAGTGTATTAACGAATGTACATTTCGGTTCTTCCCGAATGTCACTTTCGGGCATTCGGGAATGTTCACTTTGTACATCAGCCAATGTTGATAAAACTTCATCAAGTTTTTCCATGTCAATTTTGAAATAAATGCGGTGTTCAAGACGTTTATGCGTTTCGATTAATACCCCAATTTCACGCAGTTTTTTACGTGCTGTTTCTTGCTCTTTACGGCTTAATCCCGTTTCTTCTTCAAGCTCAGCTTGCGTTTTATAAACGCCCAATTCTTGATTTTCGGCTTTGTCTTGCCAATAAAAAATTTGTTCAAAGAAAATCTCTGCGGTTACGCCACCAAATAGCTTGGCTAACGCTGGTCGATAGGCGATAGAACGACCAGTTTGTTTTAAAATTTCACTCGCTCTCATCGAAAATCACCTCGTCTAACTCTGCTAACAATTGAAATAGGTAATACTGAATTAATTCATCTACTCGAACAGGTCTGTTAAATCTCATAACATCAACTCCGAAGCGTAACGTGACGCGATATATTCAATCCCTTTGCTTGTTACACGGGTTTGTGTGTAATTGTGACCGCGTTCTGCTGTGCCTGTTTTCACGGTAAATAAATCACGTGAGTGAGCGGTTTGATATGGCAGTAACGCGCCTGATTGGCGATATAAAAGGCGATCTTGAATAAGGCGGTCTATCATTGCTCTTTCTGGCATTTTTAGAATCTTGGCGACTTCACGAAGTGATTTACTAGTGCCAACTTCCACGTAGTGATCGACAAAGGCAACTTTTGGAGCATTGCGTTCTTTCTCAGCTTGTAATTCAGCCGCTAAAAGCAACGCTTCAGAAAAGCTTTTGGGGATTTGATTTACTGCTTGAAGTTCACCTTGTGTATAAGCGTTAAATACTTGATACACTTTCACCTCAAATTCTGGATTAATCCAAGCTGCATACTTGAAAACAAGTTCACGACAAACATAAGTACCTTGCTCAACACCACCTCTAATGGTGTTTACAGGCGATGTGCAAATTTGCATATCGGTCAAGGTTTGAACAAAATCATTAACTGATTTATTTCTAAAAAATTGAGCAGGTGCCTGTGTGGGATTTCCACCACTCGCACGATGTAAATCATTTAAGCAGTATCTACCTTGACTATCTTGCTTAATTTTTGTATTCTCTATAACTAGTAATTTACTCATTAAATACTCCTGTATTTTTTGATTGATTTAAGAAGCCACTGTTGCCGCAGTGGCATTTTTATTGCCCTAGTTCCATCTTCAAACAGATAGCTTGCTCAATTAACTGCTCCACTTCTGCTAAGATTCTTTGTTTCTCACGTTGAGATAAATTACGTCCAAGCTCTGAATCAGAACTCACCGCACTTTTAATCTCCTTGCCAATTCTTCCGCTTGATTCCGCGATGTCTAGAAATCTTGCTAGAACGTCTTGACCGCAATCAGCACATCTAGGCATAGGCACAACGATATGATCGATTTGTGCTGCAATAGCGGAGAGTGTTTTCTTGCTTTGAACGGTGGCGATAAGTTCGATCGCTTCGATAAAGCTCAGCTGGTTCTGCTCGCAATCCACATTGAGTTTGTTGCTAAGAATGTTTGGTGACTTCTCTAACGTATAAGCAAGAGAAGTGATACCACCCGAGCTGTTCTTACAATCTCGGTGTAACAATCTCTGTATCTCTTTGCTATTCATGAAAAATAATTCCTTTTCTTGAAGATTGTTTTTTAGTTAGTTGGTAAGTTAACCCCATACGTCAGGGCGGATATCTGCTTTCTTTACTACCCCACTAGTTAGGTTTTCGATTTTCTTAGCTAGCTCAATAGGGGCTTTTGAATATCCTTTTTCGACCTGGCAAAGAAATGACTTTGAAATGCCTAGCTTTCTAGCAAACTCAGCTTTGAATCCGCGGGGGCGATTTGATAAGTAGTTTTTAAGTTCCATTTCACCTCCAGCATTAAAAACTAAATATAGTTTAGCATTTAATAAATACAAAAGTAAACATTATTTAGTATTTGCTAGTTTAGTTATTACTAAATATCATTAAACTGAATAGGGGTACTTTATGAATCTAGACAAAAACGAACTAACACAGGTAAGAAGAGAAAATCTAAAAAAATGGTTTTCAGACAAAGTTGTGCCTGAAAAAGATAGAAGTTATGTATCTCAGTTAATTAGTGGGAAGACGCCATCATTTGGTGAAAAGGCAGCAAGAAGATTAGAAAGTGAAAATGGAATGCCAGCGTTTTACCTAGATATAAAACAAGGCAGTATTGAATCTAACGTAAAAGATATTGGTTCATTTGATTTATGGGATCGCAATACCCCACTTCATGACGAAGATATCGAAGTACCATTTTTACAAGATATTAGGCTTGCAGCTGGTAATGGATTTGCAGATGACATCATGGACTATAACAATTTTAAATTGCGCTTTTCTAAAGCAACATTACGTAGACAAGGTGTGCAATATGAAAATGCAGTCTGTGTTGTGGCAGAAGGTGACTCAATGGAACCTGCAATACCAGATGGAGCAACTGTTGGTGTAGATATGGGGAATAAAGTTATTCGTGATAACAATATCTATGCAATCAATCATGGCGGATTATTGCGCATTAAAATTTTAAACAAAATGCCAAATGAGCAAGTATTGATCAGAAGTTTTAACTCAACATCATACCCAGATGAAATAGTAAACCTAGATGAAATTGTAGTGATTGGGAAAGTATTTTGGTATTCGGTTTTGTTGTAGGTCTTCTGGTGGTCTGTGCTTTGTGATTAGTTGGATTACCACGAGCTTGCTCCTAAAAAAACATCAAAAATATTTTTATAATAGCAGTTTTTCTTGTAATATATACTGTAAATTAGATCAGTATATTGGGTGAAGATATGAGTTTTAGAGTTGCAGAATTATTTGCAGGTATAGGCGGAATAGGTCTTGGCTTTATAAATGCGGGCTTTGAGGTTGTTTGGGCTAACGAGTTGGATAAAAATGCTTGTGAGACTTATAGAGCAAATTTCAAACATACAATTATCAATGCAGATATGAAAGAACTATCAACTGACATAATTCCAGATATTGACATCTTAACAGGTGGTTTCCCTTGCCAAGCCTTTTCTATCGCTGGTTATCAAAAGGGCTTCGATGATGATAGGGGTAATATATTCTTTGATATAATGAGATATATTAGATCAAAAAGACCTGCGGTTGTTTTTCTTGAAAATGTAAAAAATTTATCATCGCATGATAAAGGTAAAACATTTAGAATAATACAAGAAGCTTTGCAATCAGAGGGATATTTTATCAAATCATCTGTTTTAAACACAAGTAAAGTTTCTAAAATTCCTCAAAATAGAGAAAGGATATATATTGTTGGCTTTAGAAATACAGAACATTGTGAAAACTTTAAGTTCCCAGAAGAATTGGAAGAAAGTGCTATATATAATATCCGTCAAATGTTGGAAGAAAAAGTTGATGACTATTATTATTATGATAACAGCAAGTATATCGATGAACTAAAAAAAGAAATAACCGATCCTGATGCAATATATCAATGGAGACGAATTTATGTTAGAAAAAATAAAAGTGGATTATGCCCTACCTTAACAGCAAATATGGGGACTGGTGGGCATAATGTTCCATTGATATATGACCATGGGAGAATAAGAAAACTTACGCCTCGGGAATGTATAAGATTTCAAGGGTTTCCCGATGATTTTATTTTGCCAGATAACTTGCCAAAATCTGCTCTATATAAACAAATAGGTAATAGTGTTTCTGTGCCCGTAATAGAATTAATTGCAAAAAATATAAAACAGGCTTTAGAAAAATAAATGTTTATAAACTCAAATCTTATAACTAAAACTCAATTAGATAAGTATGAAACATTGTTAAAAGTAATAAGTTTATTATCAAAACTATCCTCAACTCAAGAAAAAATCCCATACTTATATTACAGACACGCAGAAAAAATATTTTGTAATGCTTTTTATGCAACAGATTTATCTAGAAATGATATATCTATAGATGCGAAAATAAAAGATACTGGTTTTGGATTAAAAACATTTTTATATAAAAATGGAAATAATCTAGAAAAAATAGCTGAATTTAATAAAGATAGAGATTTATACAATTCTTTAGATGATAAAAATATGATCTATAAAATCAGCGAGTTAAGGAATAAACGGATCATTGCATCCTCCGAAATTGCGGGAGTTAATCGCGACAAGCTTATATACCATTCTGTTGTTAGAGATCAAAATAAACTATTGATAAATGAAAATTCCATAAACACTATAAATATAGAAAGCATAGGAAATATAAAATCCAAAGGTAATATTATATCTTTTTGTGATGGAACTAATAACTACTCCTTTAACAAATCTAAAAGTACTTTATATCAAAGATTTGAAATATCACCAATTCATCAAATTGATATAAAAATTGCGGATGATCCATTTTCACTCTTGGAAGAGATGTATCTTAACTTCAAAGGAAATGAAGATAAGTCAAATAAAATTTTAGATTATGTTATCTTACCATTATATTCTATTAAGGATGGGAAGAAGGTTGTACATGAGAAAAGTGGGCTAAATCAATGGAATGCAGGAGGTCGACCAAGAGATCCAAATGAAATTTACATCCCTGTTCCTGCAATAATACACAGAATCAAGCCACTATTTTTTCCTCCAAAAGACTCCAGTTTTACTTTAACACTTCCAGCAGGACGAGCTCTACTAGTAAAAATTTGTCAACAAAATAGCAAAGCTCTTATGAGTTGCCCAAATCAATCTTTAGGCAACTTAGTATTAAGAGATATATTAAAATTACCAGAAGGTCATTTAGTAACATATAATGATTTAAAAAATATTGGTATAGATTCTGTTCAAATAAATAAGTATGAAGACAAAACCTTTGACATTACTTTCAAAAAAATTGGCGCATACGAAGAGTTCATAAGTTACAGATAAATTATTAACAAAATCCTCCCAATACCGCTCTATTCGAGCGGTTTTTCTTTACCCTCAATTCACTAGCCAATCAAATTCCCCAATTTTTGATTCACTAATCCATTTGTGCTTTGTTTTTGACGCACTAACCCCTCTCTTTTTCTGTGACATAGCTCACAAACTCAGCAATTAATCAAAAAATTTCAAAAATATTTTTCTTTGGAAATCAATCTTTTACTAAACATTAAGCAGATTTTAACTAAATTTTACTAAATAATCACTTTACTAAATATTTAGCATTTGCTAAATTATATCCAACAAAACGAGATACACATCTCACTGCTCTTTAAAAATCTACATATCACAAGTTAATCAAATATAGCCTTATTGATTAAGTAGTCTGTGATTGCGACACAATTTGGTTAAGTGGACTAAGGTTACTTGATTAAGACCTCCACGTGCTAGCGACACAAATCAAGACTTATTTTAAAGCGCATTTAAATAATAAGAATACGCTTTCAAATGAGAGAGAAAGGAGCAAACGATATGAAAGTATCAAAAATGCTAAAACAAGCAAAGCGTCTTGGTGAAAGACAAAAGCAGTTATGCAGTAAAAAGCAGTCTAATCGCGTTAATGCGGCTTTAATAGATGTTCCCGTTAAGGCTAAAAAGTTAACGGATATTGCGAATTATAACTGCAATAGAGGTCAGTCAGGCGTTAATACAGTAAGAGCTGTACAGAAACGCAGATTGGGTTGTAGAGAGCTGGTTTAAAGGAAAACTTAATATGAAAATGAGCATACTAAATCATTCAGATAGTTCAATTTTTATTGAAGAAGGAGATAAGTATCAATTAATAGAAAACTATGATTTAAAAACAGGAGTTGTTCTTGCTGATAAAAAAACAAATCATTCTGTAATTATTGAGTTTTCAATTGATGATAAGGGATTCTTCAGAATCTCACATAACGGTGATTCTCTTGAAAATTGGTTCTTCTCTAAAGAGAAAACAGTCGAAGGTGACGATTGTTTGAATATAGAGTGCCCAGATGAAGTCGTAATTTGTCGATTTAAGAAAGAATAGAAAATAATAACGACTGGGTAAGCAAGAGGATATGCTAAGGAATTTTAAATTCCCGAGTATGTGGGTTCGAGTCCCACCCTAGTCGCCTTTAATAAAGCATATTTAACCAGACTATTAATAATGTGAAATTGATTTCTGAAGTACAAAGTACCGACTGAATGACAAATTAACTGAATTAATGAATCGAGTGAGTGTGCTTTATTAATGGATTTATATCCACGCCCTAAAGGACGTGGTTTTACGGCACGATTAGATAAAGAAAGGCAATAATTCCTTAGGTTATTTGCCCACTGTAATAGGTGGGCTTCTATGTACAAAAAATCATATCGATCTTATCGATACTAATTGATAGACTAGAGATACCGTATGCTTAACGAACTCCGAAAAATGAACATCAATGACTTCATCAAATCATATAAAAATCACCCTGTATTCTTCATAGGTACTGGATTTAGTTTGCGTTACTTAGAAAACTCCTATAGCTGGGACGCCTTACTAAAATATGTTGCTGAAACAATTGACAATACTGATGAGCAATATTTAGAGTTAAAGGTAGAGCATCAACACAAACATTTCGATAAAATCGCTACTATTCTTGAGAAGCGATTTACTGAATTTTTACAAAAAGATCGTAACCATTCAACATTGAAACCAGTAAATGACACTTTTTTTGAGTTGGCTAAACAGCATAAAGAGGTGTCTCGTTTTAAAATTTTTCTCTCTCAAACGCTATCTGACTTAATAAGAAGAAAAAGTCCAAAACTTGATGATGAAATAACCTTATTGAAAAAAGCTAGAAAAAATATAGGGTCAATTATTACAACTAATTACGATCAATTTATTGAAAGTATATTTGAATTCAATCCGCTTATTGGAAACGACATTCTATTAAGTAATCCTTATGGCTCTCTTTACAAAATTCACGGCTGTGTTACCGCACCTGAAAGTATGATTATTACTGAGCAAGATTACGAAAAATTTAATAAGCGTTATGAACTTATTAGAGCACAGCTACTTTCTCTATTTATACATAACCCAATAATCTTTATTGGCTATAGTATTAGCGATGAAAATATAAAGTCTTTATTAAAAACCATTTTTACTTATGTTCAACCAAATTCAGAACAAGCCCAACAGATAAGAGACAACTTCTTACTTGTGGAGTATCAATCAGATTCTAATTCATCAGAAGTCTGTGAACACGATATAGATTTAGAGGGATATTCGACTATCCGTATTAATAAAATAAAAACAGATAATTACGCTCAAATCTATAAAGCAATTTCAGAATTGAGGCTACCTGTCTCAGCAATGGATATAAGAAAAGTTCAAAATGTAATGGCTGATATTGTTACTGGAAATGATATTCAAGTCAGTATAACTGAGGATATTGATTTATTAAGAAACGATGAAAAAATTCTTGTTATTGGGTCAAAAGAAAAAATTAAATATGAATATCAAAAAGCAACAGAAATGATGAAAAATTATTTTTCTATCATTGAAGAAGAAAATGTACCTTTAATTAAACTATTAGATCATCAAAGGATTAGAAGCAGTGATTTTTTCCCTATCCATTCCTTTAGTAATATATGTCCAGAATTACAAAAGATTGAACAATACAAACAATATCAGAAAAATAAATTAACTAAATTTATCTCTAGAAATCAAGATAAACACACAACATTTAATACGTCTGTTGGTGCTGTATTTGATGATTCTGATATATCCACAACAGCTAAGGAAGGAGCTATTTTTATTGAAGTATACAGACGTAATATTTCTCTAGATGAATGCAAACAATATCTTGAAAATCATTCAGATAAAGATTCTACTCACTATCGTCGACTATTATGTTTGTATGATTACATGATAAATAATACCGAACCATTGCTCTAGTTTTTATTTGACACCCACCGCTCTTTCGGATTAAGATAACCGCACTACAAGCCGTTTAATAACGGCTTTTTTTATACCTAAAATTTGGAGAAAACAATGAACAAATACGAAGCTCTCGGCAGATATATTGAAGCTAAAGAGAAATTAGCAAAATTAACTGAAAAGCGAGAAATATTCGCTGGAAAAATTATAGATGCTAGTCAACATTTACAAGGAATTAGTGCTACTAGCTTAAAGAAAACATCCGCTGAAATCACTGAAATGTTGGAACAATTTATCAAAATTAACAATGAAGCACTGGAATTAGTCGCTGAAATCAATCAATATGCGGAAGTTTGCGAAAGACCTAAAGTAAGTTAATATTGACATAATACACCTTTTTATCTTATTATCTGCCTCAAGCCGTTTTGAACGGCTTTTTTTGTGCCTAAAATTTGGAGAATTATAATGAACTTACCAGATGATTACTTTTTAGATACCGATGATGAAATGCTTGAATACTTAGAGAAACAAGCATTACAGAGTTATGACGATGTAAAAAAATCAAACGAAAACAATCGTGAAAAAGCCTACCGCCTATTAAATCACCTGCTTTTGGGTATTGGTTCTATCTCATTACTGCTAATAAATAGCATTGAAAAAATACATCCTATTATCATTGTCAATGCCATTTTACTAATGGCGGGTTGGACATTATCCGCATTTATACTAACTCATTACGTTTTATTAAGTAAAATACGACAAATGGGAACAAACATTCCACAAAATCTTTATAATGAATCGTTCAAAAACAGCCAAGATAAAAATAAACTTGGCATATTAAGACGCTATGAATTACATAACATCAACCAAGCTATTTTATATTTGCTTAATACCAATGCTATATATCGGAAATATACTGATATAGCGATTATGATTGCTATCGGCTTGCCGATTTTATTAATGGTGATTAGTTCAAGTTTACTGCATTATTTACCCTAATTATTTCTTCTTAGGAATATCTACACTATCACCAATAAACACTGGAACGGGCTTTTTATAAGCAGGTTGCTGAGGTTTAGAGGGAGTCGGTTGTGGTTTTGGTTGAGATGGCTTTTGATTAGACATAGAAGATCCTAATTTATACGTTGTGGTTGTAAAAATTATAATCCTTATGCGTTGTGGTGACAAGTAAGGCGAGTTTTGTGGTTCTCGTAAAAAAAACCGCATTGACACCGCCTAAACTTCGGATTAAGATAACTGCACTACAACTCATAGCGGTAATCCGCACCCGATAGCATAGCGGTTTTTTTATGCCTAGAATTTAGTGTTAGACCGATCAATGATCGGGTCGAGAGAGCCTAATACAATACCCTCGTGGAAATAAGCTCCGCTGTCTATGAGCAGTAGTTGAAGCCCGATCACCCTACTAAGGTGATGCTAATCTAACTAAATCTCATAGGTATAAAATTATGTCAAATCAAATTCAATTCAAATCATTTAGTTTTAAAGATCTCCCTGTTCGTATCATTACAGATCAAAATTTAGATTTTTGGTTTTGTGCTAATGATGTTTGTGCAATTTTAGATTACACCAACCCAAGACAAGCAATTCAAAAAAATTGTAATCCAAAGGGTGTATCTATTAGAGACACCCTTACAGCTGGCGGTACGCAATCAATGATTTACATCAACGAACCGAATTTATACCGCCTGATCATCAAATCACGCAAACCCGAAGCAGAACCATTTGAAACGTGGGTATTTGAAGAAGTCCTACCCCAAATCAGAAAAACAGGGAAATATGAAGTTCAGTCACAACAACTTGCCTTACCTGAACCTGAAAAGAAATACACATTCTCATTTACTGAATACGAGCTACAACAACTTGCTTGGGCTTGGTTTGCATTTAGTCGTTGTACTGAAACATTACGCAAACTCTATTCTCCATTGCAAAAACTAGGCTCGCATTTTGCACCAAAAGCCTACGGTCAAGGTATGGAATACTATCGCCTTGTTCAAAGCACAAATGACACAATTAACCGCATAACAAAAGACTTTAAATGCGTAAGTAATGACAATTGGCGAGTGCTAGAACACGTTCGTAATTTCGATAAGAACACAATAGTCTACAACCAAATTCACGATTAAAACTCCCCAGAAACCGACCGCACTTTATCGTGTGGCGGTTTGTCTTACCCAAAATTCAGCAAATTGAACAAAAAGGAAACGATTATGAAACACATCAATATATGGGATCTAACGGGCGCATTCATTCTTGCGCTTATTCTTGGTATTGGTTGTCATCCAGTATCAGCAAACGAACAAGAAACAGATTATTACAATCACTATCTAAGCGAACAGATTAGCAAAGAACGACTTGCAAAAATGGAACGTGAAGCGAAAGCTGAATGGGCGCAGGAATACGGTGATATCCCCCCAAACTTAGCGAGCGAACAACTGATTTATCTCAAGGTTTACGCACTTAAAGAACAGGAGCGAAGAAATGGCACGCGTCAGAAAGAAAGGCGATAAAACGCTCTCCTACTCTATCGAACCCCATCCAAAAGGACTGGGGTTTGTTGTTATTGAGCGTATTGGCAAAAACCAAGAAAACAAAACAGGCTGGCAACGTAATTTTTCAAGTAAAGATTTATGCGAAACAGCAATAAAACTTCGGCAGAAAAGCAGAGAGGAGTTTTTAAACGCCTCATGCAAGCCAGCAAGACAATTTTACATTTGACGGATTGAGCAGATGAAAATAACAGATTCACAATTAGCAAGAGCGGTCGATATGCGAGATGTTGCAATACTTGATGAAATATGCGATCGCGAAACATTAGAAGAACAGCAAATAGCGCACTTTGAAGATCAAGTAAAACTTGGTAACACTTGCGAATTTTATTGCTTAGCCGAGCAATTGTCCAGTGATGATAATTTTTGGTTAGCAATCGGAAGTGGTTCTGATTATCTCAAGATTAGAGATGAATATATTAAGCGTATTGTTGTTGAAGATAAATACTATCAGAAAGAGGATTATTAAAATGGCACAAGTTGCAACACAACAAAATAAATTACCTAGCGTAAAAGATTTTTTCGAAAAGCCAGCAGTTAAGCAAAAAATCCAAGAATTACTTAACAAAAACGCCGCGGCATTTTCGACTAGCGTTCTTCAGATTGTGAATAGCAATTCTTTATTAAAAGATGCCGACCCAATGACGATTTTTAACGCCGCTTGCATGGCGGCAACGCTAAATTTACCACTTCAAAATGGTCTAGGGTTTGCCTATATCGTTCCATACAAAAACAATAAAACGAAGAAATACGAAGCACAATTTCAGATTGGCTATAAAGGTTTGATTCAACTTGCACAGCGTTCAGGACAATTTAAACGATTTGTTGCAGTACCTATCTATAAAGAACAGCTTATTGCAGAAGATCCAATTAATGGTTATGAGTTTGACTGGAGCAAAAAGCCAGCAAATGGTGAAGTTCCAATTGGTTATTATGCTTATTTCAAGCTGTTGAATGAGTTTACTGCCGAAATTTATATGACGACTGAAGAAGTCAATGAACATGCTAAGCGGTATAGTCAAACTTACCGAACATACTTGCAGAAGAAAGAGCAAGGGCAATGGGCGACAAGCGTTTGGGCGGATAACTTTGAAGCCATGGCACTAAAAACAGTTATGAAGTTATTGCTATCAAAACAAGCCCCTTTATCTGTCGAAATTCAAAAGGCAGTATTGGCAGATCAAGCCGTTGTTAAAGATGTCGAAAAAGGCGAATTTAACTATGTAGATAATGCCAATATCCAAGATGCAGAATTCACAGATTTAAAAGTCAGCAATGAACAGTTTGAGCAATGTAAGCAAAACATCATTAACGGTGAAACAACATTACAAGAATTGTGCGATGCAGGGTTTGATTTCTCATCCGCACAGTATGACGAATTGGAGCAAATAGAAAATGAACGAAACGGAAATGTACAATCTTAAAGTTAGATGTTCAATGCTCCACCGCTTGATTGGCGAGCCTAAAACAAAGGCTGATAAAGAAGCTGGTAAAATCACAGAAACAGCAAAAAGTGCGGTGCGTGAGATTGTGAAGTTCGATCTGTTTGGTTATGAATCCTTTGAGGGTAATAAATACACTCAAAAAGGGAACAACCTTGAAGATCAGGCAATCAAGCTAAGTGGACTAAGACGAGGTTTACCGCTTAAAAAGAACACCGAACGAAGAGAGAATGACTTAATTACGGGGGAATGTGATGTTTACATTCCCTCTCGTCGTTTAATCATTGATACAAAATGTTCTTGGGATATTGGCTCACACCCTTTTTTCATTGATGAAGCCGAAGACAAAGCCAAAAAAGCCGGCTACGACATTCAAATGCAAGGTTATATGTGGCTGTGGGACTGTGAAGAAGCACAAATAGACTTCATTCTACTTCCCACTCCATTAGACCTAATTAAGAGCTATGAGAATGCAGAAAAATTTGTTGATTTAGTTGAACAAATACCGCAGCAGAAACGCATTACAACGGTTGTGGTAAAGCGTGATGAAAAGGTTATTGAAAGAATAAAAGAACGCATTCCAAAAGCTCAAGCTTATTATCAACAACTTATTCAGGAGGCTATGTAATGGCTGGAGTCAATAAAGTAATTATTGTAGGAAACTTAGGTAACGATCCTGAAATCCGCACAATGCCAAATGGTGAAGCCGTAGCCAATATCAGTGTCGCCACAAGCGAAAGTTGGATCGACAAAAATACTGGCGAACGAAAAACACAAACTGAATGGCATTCTATCGTGTTCTATCGTCGCCAAGCAGAAATTTGCGGTCAGTATCTCAAAAAAGGATCGAAAGTGTATGTGGAAGGGCGTTTAAGAACTCGTAAATGGCAAGACCAAAACGGGCAAGACCGCTACACCACTGAAATCCAAGGCGACGTATTGCAGATGTTAGACAGTCGCCAAGATTCACAAGCACAAGCTAACGCACAAGCTAACGCACAAGCTAACGCACAAGCACCGCAAAACAATGCTTATGCCAATGCGAAAGCTGGAAAGCCAGTGCAACAGGCTGATAGTTTTGAAGATGATAGCATACCTTTTTAAAGTGAAAAAAAATGAGAAAAATTATTCAAATTTCTGAATCTTCTGCAATGTCCTCAGACCCTTACGGACATTTATGGGGATTAAGTGCATTATGTGATGATGGTTCTGTATGGACTATTGATGGTATTTCAAAAGAATGGACACGTTTACCTGACATTCCACAAGACGAACAACAAACAGACACAGAACAACAGCCACTTTAACGAGTGGCTTTTTTATTAACTAAAAAACTGGAGAAATCAAAAATGAGTAAACAAACCCAATTCTCGACAACGTTATCACAATTAAATCGTGGTGAACTAAACGACGAACTAACAGAAGTTCTTGCTAATGTTATCAAAGCGGTGCGCGATACACGTAAACAAGGTTCTGTAACACTTAACTTGAAAATCTCAATGTTAAACACTCGCACAGAAAATCAAATCAAAATCACACCAATGGTTTCTAGCAAAATTCCAGAGCTTGATCGTGAAGAAAGTATTGTGTTCTCGACTGCTGACGGTGATGTTTTGTTTGATGACCCAAATCAAATCAAAATGGATTTGAAAACAGTAGGAGAAAAACCAGCCGGTCAATTGAAAGTGCTTAAAACAGCTTAATTAAATAACCGATTTTAACCCACCGCCCAGCTTAAAAACTGGGCTTTTTTAACTCTAGAGGAAACTTAAAAATGGAAAAAGCAGTAAATGAAATTGCAAAAATTCTAGCAAACGGCAAAGCAGTAAATTCACACATTCCGTCGATTATTCTTGAAGAAAATTTCGATGTTAAATCGTTAGAAAGCTTACAAGAAAATCCTAGCAGAATCCGAACTAAAGTTTCAGTAAGTTCTGAAAAGTCGTTCATTGAATATGTGAATAAATTCAAAATTGACGGCACTTCAATTTTCTACGATCTGGAAAAATTGGAAGCAAAAGCGGTTTTTGACTATCACAGTTCGCCGAACGATCCGAAATGGGGCGATCACGTTGCGAATTATCAGTTTAAAAAATCTAAAGACTGGCAGTCTTGGGAAGATAACAACAAAGAAGCCATGGGGCAAATTGAGTTCGGTGCATTCCTTGAACGCAACATCCACACAATTGCGGCAGATGGGAACATAGTGAGCGGCGCGGAATTATTATCGATGGTTCTTGCATTTGAAGAAACTCGCAAGTCAGAGTTCAAATCAGTTCACCGCTTAAACGATGGCACTTTATCTTTTACCTATACAGATGAAAATAGTGGTGGAAAAACACGCTTGCCGGAAGAAATCGTTCTCGGGATCCAACCGTTTCATAACGGCGATTATTATCAAGTTAAAGCAAAAATCCGCTATCGAATCCGCGATGCGCGTTTGTCGCTTTGGTATGAATTAATCAATCCTGAAAAAGTCATTGAAGATGCTTTTAATACAAGTATTGAAAATCTTCAAAAGAACATTGAGAAAGTAGATTTCTTTGAAGCATCTCTTTCTTAATAACCTTATATGCCCGCTATTTGCGGGCTTTTTATAGGAAATAATAATAAATGGCGTGGATTCACACTTACTCGGGAAAGTATATTGACTATAAGAATCCCGATTTTAACGAAATTAATATTACAGACATTGCGCATCATCTCAGCTTAGAAAATCGCTTTATGGGTCAAGCGAGCGAAGCGTATAGCGTAGCAAGTCATTCTCTTTTTTGTACTGAGATCGCTCAGTATCTTGATTATTCACCGTATATGCAGTTACGCGTGCTAATGCATGATTTTCATGAAGCGTATGTAAAAGATATTCCGACACCGCTCAAGAAAGTGTGTCCTGATTTTTGCGCGCTAGAAGCAAAATTCGAGAAACTTGTTGAGCATCGCTATATGTTGCCAACACTTACAGAAGAAGAAATCAAGCAGATTAAACACGTCGATTTAGTCGCTTTGCTGATGGAAAAAAACACATTACTTTCAGATAAAAGCGTGTGGCCACAATTAAAAAATATCGAACCAATCAACTGTTTAAAAGTTCCGCGCTACACACCGAAAGAAGCCGAAGAATTATTAAAAATCAAGTTCAGTGAACTGTGGGATAACGCTTTTAAATCACAACCATTTAACAATGTTATGCGTTTTGTAGGGGTAATGGTATGAAACTCGGATTTAATCCTTTCTCTTTGAGAAAAAAAGTCAAACACTGGCAGTATGTTGCGAGTCAGCAAGCAATTATTAGAAGATTGCGTAAGTTTTCCAACACTATTACTTACTAGCTACAATTGAGGTGGGTTATGACAGAAAAAGAAAACAAATACTTCGCAGTAAATATTTATGATGAAAACAGTATTTCATTTCACAAAACTGAAGAAGAAGCTAAAAAAGCGTGCTTGAACTGCGCTGAAGAATTTCATCAACAATGTGCTGATGGTCAAGATATGCAATGTTATGAAGATCGCATAAGTCATGCGATATATGGTGTGATTCTAGGAAAAGCTGAATCTAAAACTAGAGAGCTAAGCGAAGAGGAAAAGCAGTCTGGTCTGTATGACGGAATTGATTGTATGGTTGAACTGCCAGAGATTGTTGAATTTCCGCAAGATGATGGTTGGATTAGTGTAAAAGATAGATTGCCACAAGCGGATGAATGTGTACTTGTATATTTCAAAAACAAGATTAGAGATTTTCAATCAATTACTTTATCTGAATTTATTGACGGAGAGTTTAATATGGGGAGTAAACTTTTCCAAGTAACACACTGGCGCCCGCTTCCACAGCCACCGAAAGTATAAGGATATTTATGAATAAAGATTGGATTAAAAATCTTAAAGTTGGCGATACCGTATATTTTTTAGAAACACTCATGCGCTCAAACATTGAACATGAGGCTGAAGTCTTAAAAATTGGAAGAAAATATTTAACAATTAGAGTGCGCGGTCGAGATAGAAAGATCAATTTATCTAATGGGTATGAAGAAGGTAAATTATCCGGAATGGTGTACGGTTGTATTTATAAAGATAAAAAAGACTACTTGTATAGCTTAAAGCTGGAAGAATTGAGGATTGCCGTTAAAGGAAAAATGACCTCAAGCTATTCTAAATTAACATTAGAAGATGCTGAAACTATAAGTAATATTTTAAATAAATACACAGAATAACCGCAGAAATGCGGTTTTTTGTTATCTAAAAGAAAGGATTAAAAATGGAATATCCAAAAAAATATACGATTTCTATTTTAGTAGAAAACAAGCAGCAAGAAGACGTTCTTTTTAATAGTTTTATTCAAGACAAAAGTATAGAGGGCGTAGGAAAAGTATGCGCAATTTCAAAAGATGATTTGTTTGAAGAAAAGCGTCTTTTTTATAAATGCTTTAGTAAAACAGCGGTGAGTAAGTTAAAAGAAGCGGATTATTTTAATGAAAATAATTCGTTAGAAAATTTCCAATCTGAAATTCGAGAATGGATTGATGATCTTATTGATGAGCAGATGGAGCGTAAAAAATGAAAAAATTCGACTTAGAAAAAGCGTTAGCCGGTGAGCCTATATTAACCAGAGACCACCAAAAGGGTATGTAAAATTTACAATAGAAGAAAATTCTAAAATTAAAAAACTTGTTGGAATTGTTCACAAAAACAGAATGAGGTTAAACTATGAACGAAGCAAAATTGGAAAAAGCGAAAGCGCTGATTAGAAAGCAAAAAGAAATTATTGAAGCTCAAAGAGAGTTCGTAACCATGAAATGGGACTATGCGAAAGAATTATGTCCGATTCAAATTAATGATGTTGTGACTGCTGATGATGTTAATAAGTCTGAAATTAAAGTTTTATCAATTGTGATCGACTATATCGCAGAAAATGAAATCGTATTTTCATGCAGTGGCAGGATGAGAAAAAAGAATGGTGAGTTTGGTAATCGGATCTTGTCGAAAAGAGTTGTACTGGAAGTATAAACCGCAGAAATGCGGTTTTTTATTGCATGTTACCGACATTAATGTCGGAGACATCATTTAACAGATTGAGAATTAAGGACTAAAAATGAAAGAGTTTGATTTAGAAAAGGCACTGACTGGTGAGCCAGTAGTGCTTAGAAATGGTGATAAAGCGTTTGTTAAATTTGTATTAGAAAATCCAGTTCGTGAAGAATGTGCAATGATCGGATATGTTATTGATGATCGCGGTAGAGATAGTCTCATAGGGTGGTATAAAAATGGACTGTATGCGTCATGCGGAGGTGACGGATTAGACATAGTCGGAATGTACGAAGAACCACGACCGACAGTAACGCTTACTTTGCCATGTCCGCTAAAAGCGGTGATGGCGGGTCAAAAAGTTTTCTACTTAGACTTAGACAAACAGTACGAGCAGGTTTGTTCTTTTTTATTTCGAACAGATTCAACTTATCATTTCAATTTGTTAAAAAACGGCGGGATTTTCTCAACTGAAGAAGACGCTCAAGCTTGGTTTGATGCTATGAAAAATGCACGGAGATAAGTTAAGAAGTATGATTTTAACAAATCGTTGTATTAAGCCGTCTAGCACGGCTTTTTTATTTAAGTGAGGTAAAAATGGAAAATATTTCTCTAACAAAGAAACAACAAGATGAAGTGCTACGCTCTGTGAGGCTTGGAGCCTTAGCTCAACTTAAAGAAGATAGTCCAGTTCTTCTTAGTATTGAAGACATTTCTATCATGATTAATCGTTCTTACAATTACACATCTCGTCATATTATTACCCGCCAAGACTTTCCATCCCCAGTTTCATTAGAAAAAGGAAGTAATGAAAGTAAAAGATATAAGGCTGGCGATGTAATCAAGTGGCAAAAGGCGTATTTAAGAAGAGTGAATTAA